AGCGCCTCGCCATCGAAGCGGACGATCTGCTCGACCGACAGGACGTAGCGCGGCTTGCTCTCGTAGCCCTTGCTGCCCTCGAATCCCTTGCTGTAGTGAATGCCCTTCACTTCCCACAGGTAGCCCTGCGAGTAGACCGCCTCGCCTACGACCACGTCATCGATCCGCTTGACTTGCTTCATGCTGTTTGCTCCTTGGTTGTGGTTGGTTAAAGCAGGGATAGATTAACGGCGGGCAAAGTTGTTGTGTGATGGTATTTTCCAATCGCCGCGCCGGAAACCGATTGAAACCAGCAATCGCCGTGGCGTTTCCCCTCTGAAGGTGCCAGCAGCCGGTAGCGGTTTGGTCGGCATCCGACGAGCGGCGAATTTCGATTCAATTTCTGCACGTCCCGCCGGAAACCCTCGACCCCGACCTCCCCGTGTTCACTTAAAGGGTTCAAGGGTTCAAGGGTTCGAGTTACGAAGAGGGCGTGTCAGAAAAGTGGGGGGGGTTTCTGACAGCCGCCGCGCAACCCGGTGATCCCAGCCATGCCCGGGATTGGCACGATCGCTCCCAGACTGGGCATGACGCCCCGCCGGAAACCCCGGACCCCAACCCCGCCGCCGTATGCCTCCACAGGGAGAGAGACAGCCCCAAGGGAAGCCAAGCCAACAGGGCAGCAGACAGGGAGAGCAGCGAGCCGCAGCAGGGCAGCAGCCACCGCAACAGCGAAGGGGGGAGGAACGCCCAAGTGATTGATTTTCCGGTCCACCCCTCGAGCGAGTCCTCGAGAACCTCGAGATTCCCCGGCGATGCCCCTAGCAGCCCACAGAACGGCGCAGGATCGACGCGCCGGGACGGCTGGCACCCACCCCCCTCACCCCGCCTCGAGCGCCGCCAGCAGGGCATCGGCACCCGGCACGTCACACCAGCGACACAGCCCCCTGCTAACCCGTTGATGCGGTAGGGGAGACCTGCGGATTGATGATCCGCTGACCGGGCTGGACCCCTCGATGGGGGGGGTGGAGCCGCCGAGCCGGTCGAAGGAGGCGGGCGGGTGGGTGGGCAGCCCCCGGGCGAAACCATGCCGCCCCCACCCCCGGGCGCATGAGCCTCTCTGTATATCCCCCCCACAAACACGTCCCCTCAAGAACCCATCAAGTCCTTGATGCCCCCTTGACCGGACCATTTGGCTTGACCCCGGGGGGGCTATTGGGACTCCGGGCGGGAATTTTCTGGATTCTGGTGATTTAACTGGCTTCGTCACCGTTTTTGCCGGACCCGGAAACTTGCGGAAACTGGCACTTCTTCTGGGCTATTGCAGAAAGTTGCGATTTGTTCTAGACATCCGGGCGGATCAGGTTGTATATAGCAGCCATAGTCTGGGGTGACTGCGCCCCGATAGTTGAATTTGAAAACGCCGGGGGAAGCCTCCCGGCTTTTTTTTATCCGTCTTCCGGCGGCGCTCCTACGATCCCCCCGTGCGCTCCTCCAGTTCACGGTCCCCCTCCTCGTGGGAGTTGCCGCCCCCTTATTAGGTATGAACAAAAAAGAGCAGAACGATTACGCCGAGAAACGGCGACAACTGAACGCGGAGGCTGCGCGGGAGCGGATCAAGACTGATGCTCTGTTGGACGTTCTTCAGAACTACGCCTTGGAGATCGGGCAGGAGTACGAGTACCGGGATAAGGCTGGGAAGAAGAGGAAGACCAACAACATCCCGAAGATGAACAACACGAAGTTGAAGGCGATCGAGATCTTGTTGGACAAGTCGGTTCCGAACCTCGCGGCGGTAAAGCATGACGTGGAGGTGTCGAATATGACGTTCGTGATCAACACGGACTACGCGAAGGAGTAAGGGGTGGGGGACGGGGGGAACCGGGAGAATCGAATTGAGTACAAGCCTCCGGGCGAGCAGGCTTCTCGATTCCACAAGAGTACGGCGTTTGTAAAGGGGCTGATGGGACCGGTCGGTTCCGGCAAGTCATCGACCTGCGTGATGGAGATCGTCTCGCAGGCTTTGAAGCAGAAGCCGTTCAACGGGGTGCGGGAGTCTAGGTGGGCGGTAATTCGTAACACCTACCCCGAACTCAAGTCCACGACGATCAAGACGTGGCAGAACTGGGTGCCGGAGGAGTTGTGTCCCATCAAGTGGGACGCTCCAATCACCGCCCGGTTCAAGGTAAAGGATGTCGGAGACGGCACCAGTCTGGACCTCGAGGTCATCTTTCTTGCGCTGGACAAGGCGCAGGAGACTGGCAAGTTGCGGTCCTTGGAGTTGACGGGCGCGTGGATCAACGAATGCTCGGAGGTCCCCAAGGAAATCTTCGACATGGTCACCCAGCGGGTTGGGCGCTTCCCGCCCAAGACCAAGGGTGGTCCTAGTTACCCTTGCATCCTGCTGGACACAAACCCGCCGGACGACGAACACTGGTACTACAAGTTCGCGGAGGAGCAGACCCCGGAGGGCTGGGAGTTCTACCGCCAAGCCGGTGGACTATACAAAGAAGGCGGAGAGTACAAGCCGCACCCCGACGCCGAGAACATATCTAACCTCACTGGGGGCTACGAGTACTACCTCCGCCAACTAGGCGGGAAGACGGACGATTGGGTATCCGTCTTCTTGATGGGCGACTACGGGACGACGGCGGATGGAAAGCCGGTCTACCCGGAGTACAACGATCGGGTCCATACGGCAGAGACGGAGTTAAAGCCGATCCTTGGTCTGCCGATCATTCTGGGCTGGGACTTCGGGCTGACGCCCGCAGTCGCCATCTGCCAGATGACGCCCCGTGGTCAGTTCATCGTTCTTGAGGAGTTGGTTGCCGAGGACATGGGCATTCGGCAGTTTGCGACCGATGTCGTGAAGCCGGTGCTGGTGAACAAGTACGCGAAGCACAAGTTGGAGAGTTGCGGCGACCCGGCAGGTATGAACCGGGCGCAGACGGACGAGCGGACCTGTTTTCAGGAACTGCTCGAGTCTGGGATACCGACCTCGCCCGCCAACACCAACGACTTCATTCCACGCAGGGAATCTGTTGCGTTCTTCCTCAACCGCATGGCGGCTGGGGAGCCGGGGTTCTTGTTGGACCCTCGCTGCAAGACTTTACGCAAGGGATTCATCGGCGGGTACAGATACGAGCGGCTAAAAGTCTCCGGTGAGATCTACAAGGAGCGTCCTGTCAAGGATCGGTTCAGCCACATCCATGACGCTTTGCAGTATGCGTGTCTTAGTGTGAGAACAACGGCAGCGCCTGTGAGGGCTAGGGCGCTGAAGAAAACTTCTAGCAAGGGGTGGACGTAGTGAAAGTAGTCAGAGCCGTACCGCCAGTCGAGATCAATGTCTCGGCAGAGCAACCGGGGATAGAGAACGCCCGGTTTGGTTCCGCCATTTCTGGACACATTACCGACTGTTGGAATCGCGCCAAGTTCGCGAAGACGGAACTGACTGAGCGCCTGCTGAAGTGCGAGCGCCAACGGCGCGGGGTGTACGACCCCGATCGTGCGTTGGAGATTGCCAAGACTGGCGGCTCCGATATTTACATGATGCTCACCGACATCAAGTGTCGGGCGGCAGAGTCGTGGATTCGTGATGTCCTGATGGGCATGAAGGATCGCCCGTTCGATCTCGAGCCGTCTGAGCAGCCTTCGCTCCCGCCGGAAGTGAAGATGGACATTATCGCGATGGTCCAAGCCGAGGCGCAGGAGTTTTTGGCGATGGGGGCGAAACTCCACCCAGAGACTTTCTCCATGCGGATGTCCGAGGTCCACGACCAGATCCTTCTCCAGATCAAGGAGGAGGCGAAGGAACGCGCTCGCCGGATGGGCGACGTAATAGAAGACCAGTTGAACAAGGGAGACTGGGACACCGCCTTCCGCGACTTCATTACCGACTTCGTCACCTACCCCACAGCGATCCTCAAGGGTCCGACGGTGCGAAAGAAGAAGCGCCTCCAGTGGGGACCGGAGTACGTCCCGATGGTGGTCTCCGACTTCACCCGCGAGGTGGAGCGTGTATCTCCCCATGACATTTACCCGGCACCGAACGCCAGCGGGGTGGACGACAATTACCTCATCCAGCGCCACCGGGTGAACCGCGAGACCCTGCGATCATTCATGGGCGTCCCCGGGTACTCCGACCAAGAGATCACCAACGCGCTCGACACCTACGGTCGCGGCGGTCTCAAGTCGTGGGTGCAGGGCGACGAGCAGCGCGACGACCTCGAGGGAAAGCCGCACGCCGAGATCGAGCAGGGCAACCTCATCGAGGCGATCGAGTTCTGGGGTCCGGCGTCCGGGCAGATGCTGATCGAGTGGGGGATCGACGACAAGTCCATCGACCCGTATGAAGAGTACGAGATCAACGCATGGATGGTCGGCAACTATGTGATCAAGTGCGTGATCAACCCCGATCCTCTCGGTCGCCGTCCCTACGAGATCACCTCATGGGAACACATCCCCGGCTCGTTCTGGGGTACGGCACTGCCGGAGATCATGCGCGACGTGCAGGTTCTCTGTAACGCCGCTGCCCGCGCTCTTGCCAACAACATGGGCATTGCCTCTGGTCCGCAGGTAGAGGTTGCCGTTGACCGTCTGGCGGAGGGCGAAGACCTCACGCAGATGTACCCGTGGAAGATCTGGCAGACCACGACCGATCGCACTGGCGGCGGTCAGGCGGGTATCCGCTTCTTCGTGCCGGATATGAAAGCGTCGGAACTTATGGGCGTTTACCAACAGTTTGCTCGGCAGGCGGACGAGGTGACCGGCATCCCAAATTATGTATATGGATCTACGTCCGTGTCTGGCGCTGGGCGTACAGCCTCCGGTCTGTCCATGCTTATGGACAACGCCGCGAAGGGGATCAAGCAAGCGATCTCCAACATTGACAAGGTTGTGGCTGGAGTGGTCCACCGCTTCTACGTCCACAACATGATGTACAACCCCGACCCTTTCATCAAGGGTGACTTCACGATCGTCGCCAAGGGCGCGATGGGTCTGCTTGCCAAGGAGCAGTTGCAGGTTCGACGCAACGAGTTCCTTGCTGCTACATCAAACCCGGTCGATCTACAGATCATCGGTCCCGAGGGTCGCGCCTACCTGCTGCGTGAGGTTGCCAAGACTCTCCAGATGGACACGGATAAGTTGGTGCCGTCCACTGAGGCGCTCAAGCACCAGACCGAAACGGCGCAGATGCAACAGGCGCTGATGCAGATGCAGCAAATGCAGCAGCCGCAACAAGCGCCGCAGACGTTGGACGCGGCAGGGAACCCGGCTGGCGGTGCTGACCTTCAGCCTCAAGTCCAACCACCGATGGAAGGAGTGTGATCAGTGAAGGGTAAGACGATGAAACCCCCGTTTGCAAAGGGGAAGATGCCGCAAGGGTTCAAGAACGGTGGTGCGGTTTTCAAGCCGTGTCCGGGTTGCCCCGCTCCTGCCAAGTGCAAGGCGGCTGGCAAGTGCATGAAGAAGAAATAGGAGAGAGAAATGAAAGGCAAGATGATGAAGCCCGCCTTCGCCAAGAAGGGTTACATGGACGGCGGCATGGTTGGCAAGTCCGCGATGCAGGACGCAGCCGCTTCTCGCGGCGCTGGTCGCAATCGCGGCATGGTTATGAAGATGGCTGACGGCGGCTACGTCTGCGGTCACGCCGGGAAGTTGAACGGCAAGAACATGAAGAAGGGCAGCAAGTAATGTTGAAGCGTCCAGACCAGAAGGTTCTGAACGCCCTTGCTGCACTCGAAAGCAATTCGCATTTCGAGGATGTGCGGAAGTGGATGGAAGAGTCCTTGCAAGACCTGTATGTGCAGACGACCGAGACCAAGGACGAGACCCTGTCTCGCTGGTCCGCTGGCGCTGCTCAGGCTGTTAAGGAGTTCGTCCGCTATTCAGAGGAAGCCCGCAGCATCCTTCAGAAGTTTCGGTAACCCAGTTACCGAGCGGTCGTAGACCGCAAGCGCACCGGGGCGCACAACCCGGAACCCGAGAACACCGAATCACAATCGTGTCGCGAATACCGCGAGGCTCCGACACGCCAGTTGAGCGGCTCACGGAAAGGAACCCATGTCTATTGAATTGCCAAAGAAGGTAAGAGAAGCCGAGGAGAAAGCCGAGGCTCTTTACAAGCAAGTCTACGAAGCACCTTCAGAGGCTCCAAAGGAGCCTGCGCCGGAAGAGCCGCGTGCTGAAACCACCGAGCCTCCCGCGCAAGAGGAAACCCCCGAGCCTGTCGGCTCCCCCGAACCAGAGTCGCCTAAAGAAGAAGAACAACCGGCTGACGAGGAGACGTGGGAACACCGCTTCAAGGTTCTTACCGGGAAGTACTCCGCTGAAGTCCCGCGCCTAGCCGCTGACAACCGTGAGTTGAAGAACCAACTCAAGTTCCTCGAGAAGCAACTCGAAGATCTCAAGTCAGGCAAGGCGACCGAGAAGCAGTCGTATGTCAAGCCGGAAGAAGTGGAAGAGTTCGGCGAGCCGCTGATCGATCTAATCCGTCGCGCCGCTCGAGAAGAGGTTGCCGCCAAGGAGGCGGAGATCGATGCCCTCAAGGCAAAGATCGATGCGTTCGACAGCCGAACCTCTAAGGTCGTTGAAGTTGATTTCTTCGAGCAGTTGGGGAAGGACGTTCCCGACTGGGTTGCAATCAACGACGACAAGAACTTCCACAAGTGGCTGGACGGGTACGACGAACTGACCGGTGTGCGCCGCCAAGAGATGTTGTCACAGGCGGAACAGGATCGGGATGCTCGACGGGTTGCGAACTTCTTCAAGGCGTTCAAGAAGGCTGGGCAGTCGTGGGCGGCGAATGCGTCCCGAAAACTGGAATCCCAAGTGGTCCCCGAGTCGAATCAGGCAGTCAAGCCCCAACCGGGCAAGAAGATCTGGACGACGCAGGAGATCGCGAAGTTCTACGCTTCAGTGCGTAGCGGGAATATCAGTGACAAGGATGCAGTCGCCATCGAAGCAGAAATCCACGCGGCTCAACTCGAAGGACGTATCCGCTAACGGAAGTCCTCGGTGAGCCGCCTATCGAAAGGTGACTCATCATGGCATTCCCAGTTGATGGTGCTTATACCGGTTACTCGACCGGCTCGAAGTTCATCCCCGAAATCTGGTCGGGGAAGTTGCAAGTCAAGTTCTACAAGTCCACGGTCTTCGGCGAGATCGCCAACACCGACTGGCAGGGCGAGATCAAGTCGATGGGCGACAAGGTGCATATCCGCACCGTGCCGAACATCACGATCCGCAACTACTCGTCGGGCGCGAACCTCACGAAGGAAGTGCCGACCAGCACCCCGCTCGAACTCCTGATCGACAAGGGCAAGTACTTCGCCGTTGTCGTGGACGACGTGCAGGAAGTGCAAGCGGACGTGAAGTTGATGGACATCTTCACGAACGACGCCGCCGAGCAGATGAAGATCGCGATCGACAGCGACATCCTCGGCAACGTCTTCGCTGACGCTGCCGCCGCCAACAAGGGCGCGGCTGCTGGTGCGCTCTCCGCCGACATCAACCTCGGCGCGACCGGCGCTCCCCGCGCTGTGTCCTCGTCCACCGTTCTCGACTCGATCCTTGACTGCGGTCAGGTTCTCGACGAGCAGAACGTGCCGGAGACGGGTCGCTTCATCGTGATCCCGGCGTGGATGGCGGCGATGCTGAAGAAGTCCGACCTCAAGCAAGCCTACCTCACGGGCGACGACGTGTCCCCGCTGCGGAACGGCAAACTCGGCATGATCGACCGCTTCACGGTCTATGTGTCGAACAACCTTGCTTCGGTCACCGACCTTGGCTCCGACTCCTCGTCGGGCGGCACGGGCGGCGCGGCTGACCGCAAGTCGTTCCACGTTCTCGCTGGCACGAAGGACGCTATCACCTTCGCGTCCCAGATGAGCAACGTCGAGACGCTCCGCAGCGAATCGACCTTTGGCAACATCGTTCGCGGTCTGAACGTGTACGGCTACAAGGTTGTGAAGCCCGAGGCTCTCGTGGACCTCTACGCCTACAAGGCGTAAACAAGATGGGGGTGCTTAGGCACCCCCTCTTTCTTAATCTGTTCTGGGGGAGATATGGGATACACGAAACCGGCTCTTCGGGAGCGTATTAAGAAAGAGGTAATGGCTGGCAGCAAGGGCGGCGATCCGGGCGAGTGGTCTGCCCGCAAGGCGCAACTGGTTGCCCAGAAGTACGAGAAGGCTGGTGGCGGCTACTCAGGCAGCAAGTCCTCCTCGCAGAAGTCTCTGAGCAAGTGGACCGACCAGAAGTGGCGGACCTCTGACGGAACCCCATCCGAGGGCAAGAAGCGGTACTTGCCGGATGCTGCGTGGAAAGCGATGTCTGCCGCAGAAAAGGCGGCAACCAACAAGGCGAAGGCTGCTGGCAACGCCAAGGGCAAGCAGTTCGTTTCACAGCCGAAGGCGATCGCGGAGAAGGCTGCACGGTTCAGGAAGTAGCGATGCGCCTGTTGAGGAAGAAGGGAACAGGCGAGATCTTCGTATGGACCGAGTCGCTCTCGCAAAGAGCGGACATGGAGGAGTACCTCGAACGAGCCATACGAATCGGTCCCAGCCAGACGTATCCGAGTGAACCTGTCAGGACAAAGACCATCGAGTTCTACTCCTCCGCAGGGGGGATAGGAGATGCGGTCTGTGCGCTGTACGTCGCTTGTGGTCTGGCGAACGCGGGGTTCAAGGTTTTGTTCCACGCCAAGCACAGGGAGTGGTTGAAGGTCGAACACCCCGGCGTGCAGATCCTGCCGGACGAGAAGTGCTTCGACATCAACGACGACTACGACGGGCAACTCGCAGCCGCCTACCGTGGCGAGATAACGTCGCGGCTTGATTGGTATCTGCGGAATCTGTCGCGGCAATTCTATATTGGCGACACGAAGCCAGCGAGACCGGAGAGGGTGGACAAACCGCCGAGACCGATCTCTGAGCCATACATCGTGCTGGCACCGATCTCTGCTGGTCGCCCTCGGGTCTATCCGATGCCGCACTGGCGACGGATTGCGAAGTTGCTATCGCCCAAGTTCAAGGTGGTAGTGCTTGCTGGAGAAGATGGTAGACAGGCGATCGACGATGGCTTCTTCGGGTTGCCGGTAGAGAAGCAAATCGGTCTGCCGATTGATCACGCGCTGCGTTACTACGCTAATGCAGATTGCGTTGTTGCAAACGACAGCGGACCCGCCCACATCGCTGGGCTGTACGGAGTGCCGTGTGTAGCGGTTGTATCTCAGGCGAGACCGGACTTTCTGTTCGAGTGTTCGCCGACCGTAGTTGGGCTGGTGGCTCAAGCAAGTTGCACCGGCTGCTATTGGCAGAGGGCAGGGGGCTGGGATCGCGTGTGTGAGATGGGATGTTCCGCTCTCTACACAATCAAACCAGAGGAGGTGTGCCATGAAGTTGAAAGAGCCATTGCGATATTTGCGACAGATCGGAACGGACCATGTCTACATCTGGACGGAGAGCCTCGCAAGCCGCCCGGACATGGTCGAGGTTGAGCCAAAGCAAAACCAGAAGCCCGAACCGAAACCAGAGCCGACCCCGGAGCCGACCCCGGAAGTCAAGTCTGAACCCGCGCCGTTCAAGATAGAGAAGGCGAAGAGAGCGAATGCTGGCTAGTGACATCATCGATCGCGCCCGGTTGGTCCTGAACGACACGGACAACACCAGTTACCGCTGGGCGGATTCTGAGTTCTTCAAGTGGATCAACGATGGTCAACGCGCCATCACTCTAGTCCGCCCTGATGCGTCTGTTTCCGTTGAGACCATGACGTGTGCCGCCGGGACGAAGCAGTCTCTCCCGGCTGGGGCGATCCGGTTGCTTGACATCACTCGCAACATCAATGCCGACAACACTGTCGGGCGTGCCGTTAGGCTGGTGGATCGCGACATCCTCGACAGCCAGAACCCGGACTGGCACTCGGCGACAACGGAGCAGACGGTCAAGAACTTCGTCTACGACAACCGGGTGCCGACTGTCTTCTACGTCTACCCGCCCGCGAAGTCCACCTCAAAGTTGGAGATCGTCATCTCCAAGAACCCGACGGATGTGACGGTGGTTGGTAGCACGTTGGCTGTCGCGGACATCTATGCCGAGCCGCTGCTGAACTACGTTCTCTTCCGCGCCTACAACAAAGATGCGGAGTTCGCTGCGACCGGGCAGTTGGCGGTGTCGTACTTCCAAGCGTTCCAAGCGATGCTCGGGATCAAGACTTCCAAGGACGTTGGCTACTCGCCGGACCTTAACAGCAAGGGCGGGAACCCCAACCCCGCCGCTCTCCAGACTGGTGGCGTCTGATGGCTTCATACGATCTGTTCCTACCCTACGTTCTTCCAGACGCTCCCGGTTGCCCCGAGATCGCTGCGACCCAAGCCATTCGCTCCGCAGCCATTGACTTCTGCGAGCGCAGCCTGATCCTCCAGCGCGACCACGACCCGGTGACTGTCGTCAAGAACGTCATCGACTACGACTTCGACCCGCCCATTACGGGAACGCTGGTGACCAAGTTGATGCGGGCGTGGTTCGAGCGGGACGAACTGGAGGTCGTTGCGCCAGACATGGTCTCCGACCCGACCGTCTACAACGCCACCTTCTCAAACGCGAACCCGATGACGGGCAAGACCAAGCAGATCATCCAGAAGGATGAGCGCACATTCTCTGTCTTCCCGAAGCCGGACGCCACCTACGCGAACGTGTTGACCATGCGCGTGGCGCTGAAGCCGACCCGCACGTCCACGACTTGCGAGGATGTGTTGTTTGAAGACTATGCCGAGTTCATCGCGCATGGGGCGAAGGCACGCCTGTGCATGACTCCGGGCAAGTCGTACACCAATCCAGAAGTTGCTGCTCTTGGCAACGTCATGTTTATGCAGGGAATCAACCGCGCTCTGCAACGTGCGGTGCGCGGGCATACCCGCTCCAGTCTTTCGGTCCGTATGCGACCGCTTTAACCCAAGGGGGAAACCATGCAAGTCGAACTCAACGAACAAGAAGTCCAATGGCTCATCGGCGCGTGCGACCTTGTCGTGCGCCAGCAAGGAATCAACTCTGCCGGGGCGGCGCTTACCGTTGCCAGCAAGTTGCAAGCCGCGCTGCAACCGAAGCCGGAGACCCCGGAGGCTTAGTAGATGGCGTCGAAGATCAAGTTAGTTACCGGCGACAACCTTCCTTACGTTCGCCTCACGTTGACGGACCCAGTAACTGGGACGCCGATCAACCTGTCCAATTCGGACATTACTGTCCGGGTGTACTTCCGAGCCGCTGGTAGCGAAACGGTTCTCTCGACCATCGTTTGCGAGAAGGTGGATGGAGGTACGACGGGGATAGTGCGGTTTAACTTCCCCAACAACACCCTCAACGTCGATCCCGGTCTTTACGAAGGCGAGGTCGAGATTGACTTTGACGGGCAAACGCAAACGATCTACGACGTTCTGAAGTTCGTCATCCGCGAGCAATTCGCTTAACTAAGGAGATACACAAATGTCTGCAATGTCGAATTATCTGGAAAACGCTCTTGTTGACCAACTGTTCCGTGGGCAGTCCGCTCCCACCACCTCGACCCTGTACGTTGGTCTGTTCACCTCCGCTCCCAGCGATGCTGGCGGCGGCACGGAAGTCTCGGGCGGCAACTACTCCCGCGTTTCCGTTGCCTCGTCCCTCGCGAACTGGGCTGGTACGCAGTCGGCTGGATCGACTGTGGCATCGTCCGGCACGGGCGGTCAGACCTCGAACAACGGCGCGATCACCTTCCCGACCCCGTCTGCTGGTTGGGGGCTGGTGACTCACTTTGGAATCTTCGATAACGCCTCTGGCGGGAACCTTCTGTTTCATGGCGCTCTGACGATCCAGAAGACGATCAACGAGGCTGACACCGTTACGTTCCCGGCTGCGTCCCTGTCGATCACCTTCGCCTAATAGAAGGTCAAGCGGATGCTTTTCAACTCTTCTGCCCTCAATACCGTTGTAATCAACGGCTCTGAGTCATCTGGGCAAACGCAGGAGATTGAGGCATCCGCGTCTGTATCAGCCGTCACTTCTGCGGCGCTTTCAGTAACGCATGATTTGGCGGCTGCTGTTTCTGGCGCTGCGGCTGTTGTGGCGGTTGCCAATCTAACAAAGGTATCTGCCGCTTCCGCTAACGCATCGATCGGTACGATTGCGTACATACTGCTCGGCATACCAATCGCCGGAGATATTGCTGCATCGGCAACCGCATCTGCTGCGGCTGATGTTGTCAAAGAGTTTGCTGGCGCAGGCAGCGGAAGCGCGAGTACCTCTTCCGCTCTTGATGTAACTGCAAATCTAGATGGCGCTGGATCTTGCTCGGCGGCAGCGTCTTCATCTGCTGACAAGGTTGCTGTATTTGCGGCGTCCGCTTTTGCTTCTGCTTCGTCAAGCGCAAACGCGCTTGTGTTCTTTGCCATCTTTAGCAATGTGTCTTCTGATGCTTCCGCATCAGGGCAACTTGCTGTTGACAAGAACGTAGCGTGTAGCGAGGCGTGTCAAGCAACCGGAAGCGGATCTACAGCCGTTGACTATACGGTCAATGGCAGCGCATCTGCATCCGCAAGCGCGAGCGGAAGTTTGATAAACGTCGCGTCTCTTGCAGCAAGCATCTCTGCATCTGCGGATATTAGTGGCGAGTCCGCAAACTCTGCAAATCTGTCCGGCTCCTCTGAGATGTCTGGCACGTCGGCGGCAGCAACTGACGTTGTCAAGGTCTCGAATGCGTCCGCAAGCTCGATCGCCAACACCTACGGCATAGCCAGCCTCAACGTACCGCTCGCCGCTCTTGCTGTTGAAGTTGTTGTTCTGTCTTCAGGCGCTGCTGACATTTCCAAGAACGTGTCTGCCTCTGGCGCTGCATCTGCATCTACCAGCGGTCAGGCGTCTCTTGATGTGCTGATGGAGGCTGCTGCATCTGTTGCGGCAACAACAACCTCGTCGGCTGCGCTAGAAAAGGTCATTAGCGGAGTAAACGCGGTAGCCACAGCAGAAACAACTTCTGCCGCTGCCGTAACCAAAGTTGTAGACGGCAGCGCGGCTGGCGTTGTCACAACGACTAGCGCGGCAAGCGTTGACAAGATCTCTGCCGCATCTGTAGATGCTGTTGCATTGTCTAGCGCCAGTGCTTCCATTACCAAGGTAATTGGCTCGTTCTCTGGTGTGGCGGTTGCCACCACAGACGGCTCCGCAGGAATCTTTAAGAACGTCGTTGGCTTTGGCTCTGCCGTGGCAAGCACTACGGCAGTCATCGAACTCCGCAATATCTTGGCGGCGTCCGCAGCGGCTGTCGCTTCAGGCGCTGGCTCGGCGCACATCAGGAAGCGCCTTGATGGGGCGGGGGACGAGGTCACCACGGTATCCCCGGCGTTGAAGTTGCTGATCTGGGTGAACGGTCAGGCGCAGTCTTTTGCCCTGACCAACACCACGATTTACATCACCAAGAACGCGCAGGGCGCGTCTCTCGCGGTAGCCACGATTGTCAACTCGCGGCTTCGGAGGATTTACTTCCAAGAGAACATTGCCATCGCCGCAGAGGGCGAGAACGCATTGATCTCTGTTGATGCAGAAGACATCTCCGTCGAGGCGGAACTCGAAGACACCAACCTTGCGGTCGAGGTTGAACAGATAGCGGTGAACTACTAATGCCAGTCGTCTACACAAACAACGCATCCAGCACGCTCTCGGCGACTATTACCGATTCAGCCACGTCCCTATCGGTTGCTTTTGGTGATGGCGCAAAGTTCCCATCAATTTCTGGCGGTGATCATTTCTATATCACCGTGACCAGCGGTGCGAACATCGAGATCATGAAGGTCACCGCCAGGTCCACTGACACCTTCGCGGTTGTTCGTGGGCAGGACGGCACGCTGGCGCAGCCTTGGGCTTCTGGCGCAAAGGTTGAGTTGCGCCTTGTAAGAGCCTTGCTGGACGATATGTTCTCTGTTCCCAAGGCTCTCGGGAACACAACGCCAAACACTGGCGCTTTCACGACACTTTCCGCCACCGGTAACGTAACCCTTGGGGATGGATCTGGGGACACGCTTACCATCAACGGAACAGCCGTCACTGCGCCTAACAGCCTTAACTTTGACGCTGGCACGTTCTTCATTGATACCGTCAACGATCGCGTTGGGATCGGCACGGACGCTCCATACGCAGCCCTGACTGTTGTCAGCCAAGGCACCGGCAACGTCCGGGCTATCGTCGGGGAACACTACGACAACACGACCGCATTCAGCCAGTTCAAGGTGATCGGCTCGCGGGCGCGGGGGTCTAGGGGCAACCCTTCTGCCGTCCTTGCCGACGATACGCTCGCGTCCTTCAACGGGCGCGGCTACAAAGCCACCGGCTGGTCTGACACGGTAGGCGGGTTCTACGTCTACGCAGCAGAGAACTGGACAGACTCGGCTACCGGGACTTTCCTCGCCCTGCGTGGCGCTGCTGCTGGCGGGACGACCGTCAGCGAGTACGCTCGGTTCTCCTCTGCTGGCGCTCAAGTTACTGGCAACATCATTCAATATGGCGGAACCGCAAACAGTTATAGCGGAGTAGTGCTGCGGAATGGAACTAGCGGCACCTACACTCACGATGTTCGCATGATTTTGGACGCGACCAATAGCCCAAACTCTGGACTTATTGGCACAGCCACCAACATTGGTCTTCAAGTTATCACCAACAACGCCACTCGCGCGTATTTTGATACCTCCGGCAACGTCGGGATTGGGACGAGTTCTCCCAACAAACG